TTCCAACATATTTAGGAAAACCATCAAATAATAATTTATATACAGCAACTTCTTCTCCTGGAAACTTTACAGGGACAAGCACTAGCAGCCCAATATCAGTTACAGGTTTAACAAATGGTACAGCATATACATTTACCGTAACGGCATCAACAAGAACGGCAGGCAATACCATTATTGTTACATCTAGTGCTTCTAGTGCATCAAATTCTGTCACCCCAGTTGCACCACCTTCATTTCCATTCTTTCCTCCATTCTTTCCTCCATTCTTTCCTCCATTCTTCCCACCTTCATTTCCACCAACACCTTCATTCCCATTTTTTCCTCCGTTCTTCCCACCATTCTTCCCAGGTGAAGATAATGAAGGTTTTGATCCATGGGGTGGATAATGTTAAAAGTTGTGGTAGAATAGTCCTATGGAGATTACAGGATTAGTAGCATCTGGAGATGGTCGTAAACCAAATGCACCTACAATTGGTTCTGCTACAGGTGGTAATGCTTCTGCTTCTGTTGCTTTTACTGCCCCAGCATTTTTAGGAAAAGGTACAGGAACAAATACTTACACAGTAACCTCCTCTCCTGGAGGACTTACAGCATCAGGTGCAGGATCACCTCTTACTGTTACTGGACTAACAAATGGAACTGCTTACACTTTTACGGTTAGAGTTAGCAATGGTGTTTTAACATCAGATGACTCTTCTGCTTCTAACTCGGTTACACCAGTTGCACCACCATTCTTCCCACCGTTTTTCCCACCGTTTTTCCCACCGTTCTTCCCACCATCATTCCCGTTCTTCCCACCATTCTTCCCACCTTCATTCGGTCCGTTCTTCCCACCGTTCTTCCCACCGTCATTTGGTCCGTTCTTCCCACCATGGTTTGGCGGATATGAAGGCGATCCGTGGGGCGGATAAGATTCATATAATATATTTATAAATAATTCATAACAAAAGGGGGAATCATGAATAGTTTAGAAATTAATAATATATCTTTTGAAGATTTAGGGCAAGGAATTTATGTTTATCATAATGTTCTTCCAACAGAATTAAATCTTATAGAAAGATTAGAAAAAAGTTTAACCAGTCATCCTGAATACAATTGGCAACCAGCATATGTTGGCTATCAAGAATTAATGCCAGAGTATAGGGACTGTGTTGATTTTAAATATAAAAAAGCAGATCTTAGAAATGATGAATCAGCAGAATATAAAGAACTATCTAGCATTTGGGACTCATGCTATGAAAAACAAAAACTAGCAGTTGACCATTATTGTGCTCTTTTTGACATTAATGAATTAAGATATTGGGAAGCATTCAATTTTATTAAATATGAAAAGGGTCAGCACTTTTTATATCATCACGATCATGGATACTCTTATAACTGTACAGTTTCTTTAGTTGCATACCTTAATGATGATTTTGAGGGTGGAGGACTTCATTTTAAGAAACAAGACATTTTGTATACTCCAAAAGCAGGGGATGTTGTTGTTTTCCCATCAAACTATATGTATCCTCATAGAGCCATGCCAGTAGAAAATGGAACTAAATATTCTATGGTTACAATGTTAGACTATAGCGCAAAGTATCATACGCCAGAAATATATTCAGAAACTGGTAAATGAAAAATATAATTTCTTTTATTTCTAATAGGCCATGGCTTACTGAAGATAGTAAGTCTACTCCTACTCCCACTTCTAAAACAATTCCAGAGTGGTATAGGAAAGCGGATAGATTTGCAAAAGATGAAAATAATGAATATTGGATAGGTCCAGATAGTGGTAAGGTACCAACTTGGAAGGCATGCCCTGCAATATTTGACACTATGGTAACTGGGTATACTCTTAATACTCCATGTGACATAGAGTTTATATATAAAGATTCTGAAACTCTTACAGTTAGTATTGCAGACAAGAAATATCAAGATTTTTGCACTCCAAGAGGAGAGATGCCACAATTTGAGCATCCAGAAGGATATTATAAAAATCATTTTGCATGGTTTTATGATTGGGCAATAGAAACTCCAAAAGGATACAGTTCTCTTTTATCTCAACCATTTAACAGATTCGACTTGCCTTTTATAAATACAGTTGGGATTATAGATACTGATAAAACAAGTCTTCCAGGATCTTTACCATTTTTCATTAGAAAAGGGTTTTCTGGGGTTATTAAGGCAGGGACTCCCTTTGTCCAAATTCTACCTTTTAAAAGAGAAGACTGGTCATCAAAAATAGTTGTTGAAGATTCAAAAAAATTAAGAGATAAAAATAATGCAAACTCTAAAAAATATAGAGTCCCAGACGGAGGAATTTATAAAAATAAAATTTGGGAACCGAGGAAATACGAATGACGAACTGGGTAGACTTACCAAGATTAGAAACAACCTCTAAAAGAATTTCAAACACAGTAATTGGTGAAAGTCTTGAAGTAATAAACTTAGACTATGGGATTAATTTATATAGAAATGCAATTAAAAAAGATGAATGCAAAAATATAATTAATAAATTAGAAAATGCAATTTCTTTAAATATTCCAGGGATTCAGTGGAATGGTTCACAGGTTAATGACCAAGAAAATAAAGATGATGTTAGGAACTGCTTAGATTTAAAATTTAAAAAAGAAGGACTTGGAGAACACATACCATTCAATCAAAACTTATTAGATATTTATGAGAGTGTTGAAAATAGTTTAGATAATTGCCTTCGTCACTATGAAAGTTTGTGGCATTTACAGATGCAATACAAAGAAGCATTTAATTTTGTCAAATATCTTCCAGGAAAATATTTTAAAATTCATGCAGACCATGGACCATATTATTCATGCACCATCTCTGCAGTTGTTTATTTAAATGATGACTACGAAGGTGGAGAAATAGAATTTGTTAGGCATGGCATAACCATTAAACCAGAAGCAGGAGATATAATTGTTTTCCCATCAAATTTTGTTTATGAGCATGCTTCTCTAGAAATATTTTCGGGAAATAAATATTCTGTAGTAATTATGACAGATTACAACGATATGCACCATAAAGGATTTAACAATGATAAATATTAAAGTTGAAAAAATGCACAGTCACGGTAAAATACTTATTTCTCCAGCATCAGTTAATAGAAGTTGGATGGACAACACCTCAGATCATCATGCCTATAAATGCTTTCCTGTTAGTTTAGCAAATACTATAGGCTGGAATCTTTCTTGTTCTGAAGATATTAATTTTATTTGGAATGGAGTAAATGATGGCAATGCAGAAAATATTGTAGTCTTAAATCAAAAAGACTATATCCATACCAATAGAGGACATGCCTCTTTAAGTTTTGTAACCAGTCTTGTTTTTAAAACTGAAGAAAATATAAGTTTGCTTACAGTTAATCCTATAAACTATTTTAATAATGATTTTGAAACAATGTCTTCTTTAATAAGTACATCTTTTTATGATAATCCACTTCCACTTGCAATTAAAGCAAAAACACCAAATAAAGAAATATTAATAAAAGCAGGAACACCCCTTGCTACAATTATTCCAATTAGTTTGACTAATCTAAATAACAGTTCTATAGAAATGTATAAATATGAAGATTTTGAAAATAAAAGACATAAAGCAACCATGAGTTATGGAAATGCGGCAATGTCAGAAAATGCAGCAGGTAGATGGACAAATTGGTATAGAGATGCAATAAATGAAAAAAAAGAAAAAATTGGAAGCCACGAAGTAAAGTCTTTAAGGCTTTCAGTAAATGATCACACAGGAGAAATATAAAGATGAGGGATGGTATAATTTTATAATGAATAACATAAATAGCAGCGAAGAGATTAGCCAAGTTGTAAAAAGATCTCCATCTTTGACACCATCTGGGTTTTTTGGAACTAGCAAAGATATGATTGTTGAACTAGAAAACTTTATGACTACAGAAGAAATAGAGTTTTTAGAAAAGGCAGCAAAGTCTATTACAATCTGGGATGTTACAAAAAGCCACGTAAATGAAAATGGAACAACTGTGTATGATGCAGAATATTGGAAAGATAGAGTAGCAACTAGAGATAGTCTAGACAAAAATGATCCAACAATTGGACCAGTTATTGCAGGACTCTTCGAAAGGCTAAAGCCCATTATTGAAGATTTTTTTGAAGTTAGGGTAAAACCTACAGGAACTACAATTGTTAAATGGTTACCAGGACAATTGCAAAAGCCACATGCGGACAAAGAATTGCATGAATTACCAGATATAGGAATGCCAAATGATTTTCCACAATACGATATTTCAAGTTTATTTTATTTAAATGATGACTATGAGGGTGGAGAATTATATTTTCCTCTTCAAGGAATAAAATTTAAACCAAAAAAGGGAGCAGCATACTTTTTCCCAGGAGATATGAACTACATTCATGGGGTAACAGAAATTAAAAACTCAGTTAGATACACTTGTCCATTTTTTTGGGAAATACTTGAGCACACTGGAGATATAAAGCCAGACAAAAACAAACAATACTATAGAACTCTATTAGATTTAGAAAAACAGGAGGAATATTTTAATGAATTTAAATAACAAAATACGGTTAACAAAAGATATAGTTCTTTATAAAAATTTCTTGACTAATGAAGAAGCAAAAAAAACAATATCTATTTTAGAAAATCAAGCAAAAAATGAAAAAATTGAATGGTCCCCAATTTCTTTTTATGAATCATATTCTTCTATATTGCCAAATGATAATGATGAAGAAATTAAAAATGAAGATTTATCTTTAACCTTTTTTTCTGATATTAAGCAGGGAATAATTGAGGCCGTTGCATCTGTTCATGATATTGATATTTCTAAAATTGTTCAAATTGGATATCATGCTCAAAAATGGGAGCCAGGGGCATATGCTAGAATTCATTCAGACAATACAGATGAACAAGGCAACCCATCAGCATTTGAAAGAAGCAGGTATGCAGGATTCTTATACCTTAATGATGATTTTGAAGGAGGATTGTTAAATTTTCCAAAAAATGACATAACCATCGCACCAGAAACAGGAATGCTAGCAGTATTTTCTGGAGGGTACGAAAATATGCATGAAGTTACACTAATTGAAAAAGGTTTAAGATACACTCTTGGCTCATTCTGGGATGATAGAGAAGAGTCAGAATACCCAGAAGAACTCCGTGAACAATGGAAAGAAGAAATAAAAAAGGTTAGAGATTCTCAGGAAAAAGAAAAGTTAGAATGGAAACAAATCCATGAAAAAGGGTATAAAATAGATATGTATGGAAAACAATACAAAGTAACAGAGGAGCAATAATATGAAACTTGAAGAAAAATTGCATGAAAATGTATACTACTATACTGATGTAATTGAAGATCCAAAAAAGGTTTTGGAAATGATTGAACGCCTAGATGAAATCGAGGAAAGTTACCCCGCTATTCCAAAATGGAATAATTGGAACTCAAGCAGCAAAGATGGAAATATCTTTGGAAAAAAGAAGGACTTTAACTTGTCTGGTGTAGAAGGACTACCAAAAGAAATTAAAGAAGAAGTTGACTATATTATTACAGAAATTAGATCAGCAATTAAAAATATTGCTACTGCTTTTGTTAAGGATAGAGAACTTAAAGGTGAGCCAAATGTTTCACCATTTGTTGGCATATCTAAGTATATTGAAGGTTGTGCAATGGGTGCACACTTTGATAGACAGGCAGGAGATAACAGTCTAGAGTATTCAATTATTATTTACTGGAATGATGATTATGAAGGTGGAGAAATTTCATTTGTAATTAGAGATGAAGACATTAGACTACCCCAACATAGTCATCTGAGACCACCAGATGATGCTCTAGATCCAAAGACTAAAGAGATGGTCACCTTTACTGCAAAACCTAAAGCAGGAAGTGCATTAATCTTTCCTTCTACAGATCCATATAAGCATCAGGTTCACATCATGAAAAAGGGAGTAAAATATATTACTCCAGGATTTATTTTTGTTGATGGGTATGTTGTTGGTGGCCCAGGAGGACCATCTCAAGAATATATAGAGGCCTATACTTCTCAACTTGGTATGATGTAATATGCAACAGATTAAAATATTAGAGTCTCCAGGCTTTAATGAATTAATTCAGAATATTGATAAGTGTGGAGAAGAGTTTTTAGAAAATGGGTCTGT